AGCACTGGACTATGTCAAGTCTTTTGCAAAGCAATGCAAGGCAATTGACCCTCCGGTTGAGAAAGATGTAGCGGTACGCATCGTAATATTTTATGCTAGCAGACGGCCTGATCTTGATGAGTCTCTCATACTAGATTGTATGCAGGGTCCGATTTACAAAAACGACAGGCAGGTAAAAGAGAAGCACATCATTTGGGGAGGGGTCGATAAAGAAGACCCGAGAGCAGAGATAAGTGTCCGGTATCTATAAGACGGTTTACAGCAAGGTTATATTCCAAGCCATTCGTGACTTGGTTGGCACTGCGCCGACTGAAAAAGAGGACGCCGTCAAGTACCTTCAATCCCCTGCGTTTTTGGCGCACTGCGGCATAGCCGGTTTTCCGGATGGACTGCAAGACGCCCTAGATGAAATGTTGTTGCTAAGTAAAACGGAGCAGAAAGTCGTAGGAAAAATGATCATGGAAGAGCTGACGGCATGCTCCTAAAAAAAGCCCCCGATGGGCGGGGGCGTAGACTCTTAGGAGGTTCTAACACTAGGACTGTTCTAGTCTAGAACATTACTAATTTTATATATAGTAATGATCTAAGCTGGGTACTTTCTAGACTAGGACAGTACTAGGGTCTATCAATATCATAAAAAATAGGGATAGGCAACTATTATGGATGCACTAGAAGAGTACGTTCTGGGCCATAACAGGGACTCCCGTGTCAAATGTCCCGATTGCGGCGACCAACGAAAGAAAAAAAACCAAAAAACACTCTCAATTACAATCAAGCCCGACGGCACCCTATACCACTGCCATCACTGTGGATTGTCTGGTGCTGTGCGGCGCAAAAAATTCTACGAGGCTTATATGGAGAAGGTAGTCAAGATACCGACACAACTAAACTATAACGTCCAACTCATTCACGACTTTTTCGGCGAGCGCAATGTGCCACTAGATAGTCTTGAGGGGTTACCAGCAATGACCACAGGCGAAAAATGGTTTGCTGGCGAACAAAAGCAAGCGGTGGGATTTATTTATGGTCCGCGTGAAAACCCCACTGCGATTAAGTGGAGGTCTGTCGAGGGCAAGGGGTTCACTTGCGATGGCGCACCAAAAACTTTTTACGGCATAGAGCACATTGGGGTAGATGAAGAAGACCTGACCATCGTCGAGGGCGAGTGTGATGTCATTGCGCTGGCAAGCGTGGGGATCAAAGCAGTCTCATGCCCGAATGGCGCCCCCGCCAAGGTCAGTCAGAACCGCGTGTCGCCAGAAGAGGACAACAAGTTCAGCTATATCTGGGAGGAGCGTGACCGTCTGGAGCAGGTCAAGCGGATTATTTTAGCGACTGACAACGATCAGGCAGGCGAGGCGCTGGCAGAGGAAATTGCCCGTCGCGTGGGCAGGGCTAAGTGCTGGCGGGTAAAGTTCCCCGAAGGCACGAAGGATGCAAACGATGCTGTTGACAAGTTAGGCGCAGAGGAGACGCGACGGATTTTTGACGCTCCGGAGCCAGTTCCATTGTCTGGTGTGTACGGCGCATCTGAATACATCAACGATATCAAAGATATATACGCCAACGGGCACGGCAGAGGAGCAAGCACCGGCTACCACGCTATCGATGAGTTGTTCACGGTTGCCGAGGGGCAGTTGTCGATTGTGACCGGCATGCCCAGCTCCGGTAAGTCTGAGTTTATTGATCAGATTATGATCAATCTGGCGCAACGGGAGTCGTGGAAGTTCGCGGTGTGTTCGTTTGAGAACCCGCCCCACATGCATATTGCGAAGCTTGCAGAGAAGGTGTCAGGGAAGGGATTCTATGATGGACTGGGTCCGAGGATGACCGAGCAAGAGTTAGAGGAGTCCGTTGAGTTTATTAACGACCACTTTTTCTTTCTGGAGTCGAAAGACGGGGGGATGAGCACGATTGACAGCGTTATTGAGCGGACCAAGCAGGCTGTGATGCGTCTGGGTGTGCGGGGTCTCGTCATTGATCCCTATAACTACATTGAGCAGGTGGGGTCCGAAGAGCACAACAGCATTAGCCAGATGCTGAGTCGAATCACCGCTTTTGCCAAGGCCCACGGTATCCACGTTTGGTTTGTCGCCCACCCCCAGAAGATGTACCCCCGAGAAGACGGAACCTACGCAGTGCCCAAGGGGATGAATATTTCGGGTTCGGCGGCGTGGTTCGCTAAAGCCGATCTGGGAATCACCGTTCACCGCGCAGAGGACTGCGTCGAAATCCATTGCTGGAAGTCCAGATTCAAGTGGACCGGCCAACAGGGGACTGCGTGCCTTACATATGACTTGGCAAGTGGAAGATACAGGGATTACGTTCCGCCAGCAGAGGTCAGCACAATCAAGGGAGTTAGCCGGAATTGGGAGGACTTTGATGAGTTCTGATAACATGTTACACACAAAGGGCCACCCCCGGAGCCGTCCGGGTCATCCCACTACGTCTGACAAGTCACACACAGACCTCGGGACGAAGGAAATATACCAGCGCCACTCGGTAATGGTCGAGGGCGGTAACATGCCTCGGGCCAAGGTGATGGACCAGTGTCTTGTTGATCGATACCTAATGGACGGCTTGCTCTCACTATCTCAACATCAAGCCGCCGAGTACGTTATGTCTCAGGCGGCTCAGGCAGGCATGTTCACCAAGGCTTTGAATTTTGAGCCGTCCTCTGGTGAGAGGGCCAAGGATTCGATGGCCAACGAAACTCTGATGAGGTACGGGCGCACGCTTGACCTCGTTGGCCAGAGGTATGGCGAGTATCACAGATATTTAATAGAAGAGGTGGTGCTTCACAACTGGGATGTGTCGGGTGACCTCAAGAAGATGAGCGCCTTCAAACAAGGGCTGGATTGGCTGTCAGAGAGGCGGTTGGCTGGCGGCAGGAACCCGCTTAGGAGACTGAGGGGTGAGTAGTTTTGACGATCAAGTCGGAGGGGATCATTACAAACGGCTGAAGATCCAGCCGCTAGAGTATGCCTTGCAGAATGAGTTGGGGGTCTGCGAGCATGCTGTGATTAAGTACGTTACACGGTGGCGAGACAAGGACGGTACTGCTGACTTGTTAAAGGCAAAACATTACATTGATTTACTGCTGGAGTTTGAATGTGAAAAGTCTGGGAACGGGTAAACGCTTTAACCGCATGACGATTTGCGAAAACGGCGAGGGCCAGCATGTAGGCACTCTTGCTGAAATGGAGTTTTCGCGATTCTTGATTGCCAGCAGTGTACAGCATGCATGGTCTGCTTGTGATAAGGGTCCGTATGATTTCTCGGTAATGGATATATCTGGCCGCATGGTTGGCATTGACGTGAAGGCCAAAAAGAGAAATGTGCCGCCATTTCATTTTCAGGATGCGCATGTTACCTGCGATCAAGAGCTATACGAGTGCCATGTTTATGTTTTTTACAGTGTTACAGATGACAGGCCAACAGCAATGGGGTGGATTGGTAAGGTCGATTTTTGGCGAGATTGCCAGAGGGTGCGGAAGGGAGATAAGGATGGCCCTTTTGAAGAGCACGCTGACGCGGGGAAGATGAAGTACAGAGAACTCAGGCCAATGACCGATCTTCTTGGGTACTTAAAGTCCTGCTGGGAGTGAGGTGCGGTTGAGATACTGAAGGGGGATGAGGATGGGAAGTGATCTGACGGGACCGCTCTTGGTAGGTGCGGCGTGGGTGATGATGGGGTTGATCGTGGGTTTTTTGCTGTCGGCGACTGCTGTCGGCGCGCTTTCGTTTTGGATGTTTGGGTAGGCGGTGGATAGCGTCTTGTCATATCAATCAAGTTAGCCCCTGACAAGACACTTTGCCGACGCCACCGCTCGCCGTTAGGAGTGTGGGACTAACCTAAAATTTTGTTTGTCTTCCTGCGCAAAGCCGCTGGACACCTAATAATTTCAATGGATGGCGATTCTGCCTCCCTTAGCAACAAAACCGACATGTCGCGCATTATCGCCACATCCTCGCCGAATCTTTCGGCCATTTGCATCGCCGCTTGCACCGCTATCCGGTAGTCGTCTGGGTCGTCCATTCATAATCCCCTTGCGTCTAAGAAATCTGGAGTAAGCGCCAGCCTCAAGGTCGGCGCACTTTCCCACTCCGCAAAAATCGATTGACTCGTAGATTGCTGGGCAAGCGGGGGAGTGAACCCCGCCGTCCATATCGCAATAGCTACAGCTCATGCGTACACCGCAAGGATGACAATCATCATCGTTGTAAATGAGATTATCGCACTGGCACCAGATATTAAAGTTAAAGTTGGTATCTGCTGGATCGTGCGCTCTGCGTTGAGCACTCGGTCTAGCATTAGGTCTGGCACCTCTGGTGCTTTTGGCTTTGCGGGGACCGGCTTTGGCTCAACGCTCACTTTTCGGGCGATCGCATTGTTTTTGCTGAAGCTCTCCCTCAAGTAAAAAGCCCTCTGAGTGCATGCGGCCTCGGACCTGTTGACCAGCTTGCTGATCTGCTTGTAAGACTTTTTAGTCCTGATGCCGTGAGCCAAAATGTTGTCCTCTTGCTCAGTCCAAAACCGACGCCTTGTTTTAATTTGCTCTGGGTATTTATAGTCCATAATACTACTCCTTATTGCAGTTGATGTTCTGGTCGTAAGCAGGCCAAACCTTGCTTGCAACCATTTCACAGTAGTGGCGCTCGGCGGCGACTGCTTCTTCGTAGTCTCCGCTTCCCGTCACGATTAAAATGATCAGGAGCGTAAGCGCCCCCAACCAAACTGATAACAAGTTATCCATTCAAGTAGTCGAGAATTCTGTCTTGCTGATTCATAACTCCCCCTTTTCGTAGTTTTCTATAGCAACATCCATTGCGGCGTTCACGTACTGTCGAGCCTTATCTGCATCTGCGGAGAAATCGAGCACAAACCGCAGGACGGTATAGAGCACGCCAGACATAGCTCCAGTGACGCCTGCATCCGTTTGGTCCACGTCGTGCTCTCCGAGAGACTCAAACATGTCTAGTGCCGCATTGACGCCCACATCATTTGCTAGGCGCTGTTGAGTCCTAAACTCTTCCTCTGACTCGGCCTTCCGTTTTAAAAGCTCAGCGGCTTTACGGCCATTAAAATCAAGAACATCACTCATAGCCTGACTCCTCGTTGACATAACAGCCACCCAAGACGATCCCATCCTTGACGATGTCAGCCTCTCCCTCGGAAATTACAACCTTCGCATCAAAACCTAGAATTCTTGCGGCCTGACGCATCTCGCCTTCGGTTTCCACTCGCAAATCCGAGGTCTTCCCTGATTGCCAGATTGTAAAGGTCTGGGGGGAATCATCCTCGGCCTCGGGGCAATGGGGATGATGCGCATTAACTCGTAAACACTCGTTACATAATTTCATGTCTTCACTCCTACAGTTAGACGTATTTAGTTTATCGATAGAAAAGAAAATAACAACCCTTTTTATTTTTCTATCAAATAAACGGGGACAACTATCATAAAAATCCC